CGAATACGCAGATATGAAGCCCGAAGTATTCGAGCAAATCCTAAGACCTGCATTGGCCGACCAAAAGGGCTGTGCGATGTTTATTGGGACGCCCATGGGAAGGAACCATTTTTACGAACTGTACAAATATGCGGAGTTAGGGGATGATCCGACGTACTGTGCTTGGCACTTTACTTCTTATGACAATCCACTATTGGACAAGAATGAAATTGATATCGCTAAGAGGAGTATGTCTAGTTATGCGTTCCGTCAAGAATTTATGGCATCGTTTGAAGCTCGTGGGTCAGAAATGTTTAAGGAAGATTGGGTTCGGGTCGAAGCTGATAAAAATCCGACCGGAGACTACTACATCGCCATCGACCTCGCCGGCTTCGAAGAAGTCAACAAAAAGCGCACCAAAAACCAAAAGCTCGACGAAACGGCGATCGCCGTCGTCAACGTCTCGGAAGAAGGCTGGTACGTCGAAAACATAATACATGGTCGCTGGGAGTTAGCCGAAACTGCCATGAAGATATTTCAAGTGGTTAGGGACTATCGACCTGTTAGTGTTGGGATAGAAAGAGGTATTGCAAGAAACGCAGTAATGACGCCTTTAACTGACATGATGAAGCAATACGGTACGTTTTTTAGGGTGGAAGAACTAACTCACGGCAACAAAAAGAAGACCGATCGTATAATGTGGGCGCTTCAAGGTCGTTTTGAAAATGGAATGATCACCTTAAACAAAGGCCCTTGGAATGCAAGATTCCTTGACCAACTCTTTCAATTCCCTGATCCTTTAACCCATGATGACTTAGTTGATGCTCTTGCTTACATTAGCGACCTTGCAAAAGTAGTCTATGACTACGAATACGAAATAGATGACCACGACATCTTAGACATAGTGGCGGGATACTGACATGGACGAAATATACGAACCAGATGCGTTAATGATTGAGCAATCTATCGAAGGTTGGGTAATTACCAAGTGCGAGGATTGGCGTGACTACTATGAATCTAATTATGAAGCACGTTTTGAAGAATACTATCGGCTTTGGCGTGGGATTTGGGATCCTGCTGATAGCGAGCGTCGGAGTGAGCGTAGCCGTATTATCTCTCCTGCTTTACAGCAAGCTGTTGAGTCCAATGTTGCCGAACTAGAAGAGGCCACATTTGGCAGAGGCAAGTGGTTTGATGTCTCTGACAACATGGGCGACACAGAACGTCAGGATGTACTCTTCCTTAGAAACAAACTAACCGAAGATTTCGAAGACTGCATGATCCGCAAGTCTGTTGCTGAATGCCTAATTAACTCAGCGGTATTTGGTACGGGCATTGGTGAAATTGTTATTGAAGAAATGAAGGAAATGACACCAGCTACCCAACCAATTATGGACGGGGATCTTCAAGCAGTTGGTATCAACATACAAGAACGGGTAAAGGTAAAGCTTAAACCCGTACTACCCCAGAATTTTCTTATAGATCCAGTAGCAACTAACGTTGAAGACGCACTTGGCGTCTGTATTGACGAGTTTGTAAGCCGTCATTCGGTAGAAATCCTGCAAGAACAGGGTGTATATCGCAAAGAATATCTTGGATCTGCCGCGCCAGACACAGATTTAGAGCCAGATCAAGACATTACGATCTACAACGACGACAAAATCCGTCTAACCAAGTATTACGGCTTAGTTCCACGCGAATTACTTAATGATGCAATGGCTGATGTTAACCAAGAGGCTGAGGAAGGCGATAGTTTCTATGTTGAAGCCATTGTAGTCATTGCAAACGGCGGTATTTTGCTAAAAGCAGAGCCAAATCCGTACATGATGCAGGATCGGCCGGTCGTTGCGTTCCCGTGGGATGTGGTGCCAGGGCGATTTTGGGGTCGTGGTGTCTGCGAAAAAGGTTACAACAGCCAAAAAGCACTGGATACCGAGCTTCGAGCGCGTATTGATGCACTTAGCTTAACGATTCACCCGATGATGGCGATTGATGCGACTCGATTACCTAGAGGCGCAAAACCAGAAGTCCGCCCCGGCAAGATGATTCTTACTAATGGAGATCCTCGTGAAGTACTTCAGCCGTTTAACTTTGGTCAGGTTAATCAAATTACGTTCGCGCAAGCCGGAGCGTTACAACAGATGGTTCAGCAAGCCACCGGTGCAGTTGATTCTGCTGGGGTCGCTGGACAAGTTAATGGAGAAGCAACAGCGGCTGGTATTAGTATGTCTCTTGGCGCTGTTATTAAGCGTCATAAGCGCACCCTTATTAACTTCCAGCAGTCTTTCTTGATTCCATTCGTCAAGAAGGCCGCACACCGGTATATGCAGTTTGATCCTGAGAACTACCCAGTAGCGGACTACAAGTTCAATGCCAGCAGTACGCTAGGAATTATTGCTAGGGAATACGAAGTTACTCAGTTGGTACAGTTGTTGCAGACAATGGGACAAGACTCTCCGCTGTATATGACACTAGTTCAGTCAGTTATTGACAACATGAATCTGTCTAACCGTGAAGAGTTGATTGCGGCACTGACTCAAGCGTCACAGCCAAACCCAGAAGCACAGCAAATGCAAATGATGGCACAGCAAACTCAGATGCAGTTCCAGCAATCGCAAACCAACGCGCTCAATGCACAGGCGCAAGAGTCTTCAGCAAGAGCCACGAAGCTTGCGGCAGAAGCCCAAGCGGTTCCTGTTGAGCTTGAGATTGATAGAATCAACGCAGTCACTCGCAACCTTAAAGAAGGGGATGCAGAAGACAAAGAGTTCGAGCGTCGAATGAAACTAGCAGAGACGCTAATCAAAGAAAGAGAAATGGAGAGTAAAGTAAATGTTGACAGACCGAGAGTTGCAAATGATATTCCTGAAGTTCAACGAGCAATTGGCCCCGTTGAAGAAGGAAGTGCAGGAACTGAAGTCCCAACTGAAGGAGTTGAGTGATGGCAAGGGATCCAAGACTAGCGCGCGTGGGCGTAAGCGGGTTCAACAAACCGAAGAGAACGCCGGGGCACCCCACTAAGTCACACGTTGTAGTTGCGAAACAAGGTGATAAGATCAAGACAATTCGTTTTGGTCAACAGGGCGTTAAAGGTGCAGGTAAGAATCCTAAAACCGCAAAAGACAAAGCGCGGAAAAGAAGCTACTACGCTCGTCACAACGCTCAAGACGCAAATCCCAGCAAATTATCTGCGCGTTATTGGTCGCATAAGGTTAAATGGTAGGCACTATGAAAGTACCAGCACCTGAAGGTTATCATTGGATGAAGAAGGGTAGTGGTTATACCCTCATGAAAGATCCTGCTGGCGGTTACAAAGCGCATAAAGGCGCAACCAAGTCAGCAGAGTTTAAGGTTCAAAAAACTCATGGAGGCAAAAAGTGAAAGACAAAGATCACACGGTAAGCTATCGGCCTATTGAGTATTACTCTATGTGCGAAACGTCAAAGCGTCGTATAAAAGAGATGCAAGACCAAGGGTTTCCAACCAAGTACGATGCCAAAGAAAAGCCAGAAGATGTTGGCAAGATGGACTCGTATAATTTTATGATGCTTAAAAAATAGCCGGGGGGTCGTTATGCCAGGGAAAAAGAAAAAGAAAGTAAAAAAGCCTTATGGCTACTAAGTCGAGAGTCAATCAATCGGGCAACTACACTAAGCCTACCATGCGAAAGAATCTTTTTAACAAGATTAAAGCAGGTGGCAAAGGTGGAAAGCCCGGTCAATGGTCTGCTCGTAAAGCCCAGATGCTTGCTAAGCAATACAAGGCTAAGGGCGGAGGCTATAAGTAATGGCTCTTAAAAAGCCTCAGAAGTCTTTAAAGAAATGGACTAAGCAAAAATGGACTACCAAATCAGGTAAGCCATCAACGCAAGGGCCAAAGGCAACTGGAGAAAGGTATTTGCCTAAAGCGGCTATCAAATCGCTGTCGGCAAAGGAGTATGCGGCCACAACTCGCAAAAAACGCAAGGACACAGCCGCAGGTAAACAACATTCTGCCCAACCCAAACGCATTGCAAAGAAAACAGCTAGATCACGAAAAGCCTGACATTTTCAAAAAAGCATGGTAAAAGGCAGTTAATCAACCAAAGAGAGAAAGAATTATGACACCTGAGCTTGAGAGGTATTTTGATAATTACAATACATTGTTTAACCATGAGGGGTTTAAACAGCTATTGGAAGAGATATCAGCCAACGCAAAACAGTTGACGGATATCCAAACAGTCAAGGATCAAGAAGAGTTGTTTTTTCGCAAAGGCCAAGTTGCCGCGTTTGCTACAGTATTAAATCTGCAAGCAACGATTGAAGCGGCAAGAGATGAGGCTGAAGCAGAAGAAACTGATTTTCATCATAGCCAGGAAGAGGTTTTGTAAGTGTTTAAAATATATGATTTCCGTTGTGAGAACGGGCATATATTTGAAAGAATGGTACGCAGTGGGGTCACAATCAGTAGGTGCGATTGCGGCTCTAATGCTACTAAAATGCTGTCAGCGCCTAAGTGCGTACTCGATGGTCATAGTGGGGACTTTCCTGGTCGTCACATGAAGTGGGTGCGAGAACACGAAGAAGCTGGCAGGAAACGTAAATCTCCATAATGACTTAGTTCACGGAGTTTAATATGTCACGAGCAACAATGCTTGATCCGCACCTCGAAGAGGAGAATGTGGACAACGTTGAACCCGAAGCCAAAGAGATTCAGGAGCCTGAAGAGGCTGTTGAGCAACCTCAAGACAAAGTAGAAGAAGACACTGGCAACGATATTCCAGAGAAGTACCGTGGTAAATCTCTGAAAGAAGTTGTTCAGATGCACCAAGAAGTTGAACAGGTGATGAGTCGGCACTCTGCTGAAGTTGGTGAGCTTCGTAAAGTGGTGGATGAGTACATTACTACTCAAACACCGCGAGCACCTGAACAGAACGTTGAGCCTGAAAGTGATATTGATTACTTCACAGATCCTCAAGGTGCTGTTAATCGTGCGATTGAGAATCATCCGAAGATCAGAGCGGCTGAGGAATACACTGCAAACTACAAAAAGCAAACGGCATTAGCCGAGCTTGGGAACAAACATCCAGATATGCAAAGCATTCTGAATGACCCTAAATTTGCAGAGTGGATCAAAGCTTCAAAGTTTCGGACTCAATTGTTTGTACAGGCTGACCAAGAGTACAACGCTGACGCGGCTGATGAACTTTTCTCTTTATGGAAGGAAAGGAAGACAGTAGCCCAGCAAACCGCAAATGTTGAGAAACAAGTGCGGAAACAGCAACTCAAAGCGGCCAATACAGGCAACACGAAAGGCAGTGGCGAAGGGGTAAGTAAGAAGCAATATCGCAGGACCGACTTAATTAAACTTATGAAAACGGACCCCGAGCGTTATCAAGCTTTGTCAGATGAAATCTTTAAGGCATACGCAGAGGGTCGAGTCAAATAATCTTATAGGAGATTGACATGGCTACTGCAACTTATCCCGGCGCGGCCGGTAATACCGCAAAGACGGAAGCGGATACTTTTATCCCCGAGATTTGGTCGGATGAAATTATTGCCGCTTACCAAAAGAACCTGAAGATGGCTCCCCTTGTAAAAAAGCTCGCTATGAGTGGAAAGAAGGGCGACAAGCTTCACATTCCTAAGCCAATCCGTGGTGACGCAAATGCTAAAGCGGCTGACACAGCGGTTACTATCATTGCGAATACTGAAGGCGAATTGACAGTTGATATTGACCGTCACTTCGAATACTCACGTCTTATCGAAGACATCGTAGAAGTTCAGGCTCTTTCTAGCCTTCGTCAGTTCTACACTGAAGATGCGGGTTATGCGCTTTCAGTGCAGGTTGACAATGACCTTCACGCGGCGGGTACTGGTTTTGGTGATGGTGGCGCTGTTGTATTCAGCCCAGCGGCTACTGACTATCAGCACACTGGTTGCTTCTTTAATGACGACGGTACTACTACTCAGTACACCGACGACACTATGGATGCAAGCGACGTGTTCACTGATGCTTTCTTCCGTGACATGATCCAGAAGCTTGATGACAACAACGTACCTATGGACGGACGTTCGCTTGTTATCCCACCTTCGGTTCGTAACACCATCATGGGTATTGATCGTTATGTGTCTTCTGACTTCGTAACTGGTCAAGCTGTGAATTCCGGTCTTATCGGTAACTTGTACGGTGTAGACGTTTACGTTTCTGCTAACTGCCGAACAATCGAAGCGGCGGCTGACAACACTGCGTCTTCTATCGACACTCGTGCGGCTCTTCTGTTCCACACTGACGCTGTCGTCATGGCAGAACAGCAAGCTGTTCGTTCGCAGACTCAGTACAAGCAGGAATACCTCTCGACTCTGTACACGGCTGACTGCCTGTACGGTGTTCAGGTATACCGTCCTGAAGCTGGTTTCGTACTCGCAATCGCAGAGTAAGATACCTGGGGGGTCGCAAGACCCCCTTCCCTTTCTTTTGTAGGAGCTTTAGATGGCGTTATTTCGTGGCACAGGTGGATCTGGAGACGCAAGTACAGATACGTATGCGTCTGAAGTTGCGTTAGAAGCTACCAGAGCCTCTACAAAAGCAAATGAAGCGGCGGCATCCGCAACATCCGCGCAGACTGCACAAGCGGCGGCTGAGGTAGCTCAAGCGGCGGCAGAGACAGCGCAAACTAATGCAGAAACCGCAGAGACAAACGCAGAGACGGCAGAGACTAATGCCGAAACTGCGGAGAATGCGGCGCTAGCGGCTCAAGGTTCTGCGACAACAGCCAAGACAGCGGCTGAAACGGCTCAGTCTGCGGCAGAGGTAGCCAAGACAGCCGCCGAAACTGCCGAAACAAATGCTGAAACTGCTGAGACTAACGCATCTACATCAGCAACCACAGCTACAACCAAGGCTACCGAAGCGGCAACTTCTGCCACTTCTGCCAGCACTTCTGCCACTTCTGCCAGTACGTCGGCAACCAACGCGGCAACCAGTGCAACAGCGGCTCAGACAGCACAGACTGCGGCAGAGGCCGCACAAACAGCGGCTGAAGCGGCACAAGAAGCCATTGATGGTTTGTATCTTGGAACTGCGACATCTAATCCTACTGTTGACCTTAATGGCAATGCTGTAACTGTAGGTGATTGGTACTTCAATACGAGCGATAACACGACTCGAATCTATGATGGTTCCACGTGGAACAATATCAATCCAGATCTGATTGGTGATACCAGCCCACAACTAGGCGGCAACCTAGACTTAAACAGCAACGACATCACAGGCACAGGTAACGTCAACATCACAGGCAATGTGGTACTTAGCGGTACTGTTGATGGTCGTGACGTAGCTACAGACGGCGCTAAACTAGACGGTATTGAGTCTGGTGCTACAGCAGATCAGACAGCGGCAGAGATCAGAACGCTTGTAGAGTCTGCCACTGACTCCAATGTGTTTACCGATGCAGACCACACAAAGCTTAATGGTATTGAGGCCAGCGCAGACGTAACCGACACAGCCAATGTAACAGCGGCTGGTGCTTTGATGGACAGTGAGGTTACTAACCTTGCACAGGTCAAGGCGTTTGACTCTGCTGACTACGCTACTGCGGCACAAGGTGCTTTAGCAGACAGTGCTTTGCAGAGTGGGGACAATATATCTGTCCTAACTAACAATTCAGGCTATCTAACGGCCAACCAAACGATTACCCTGACTGGAGCTATCACAGGCTCAGGGACAACTTCTATTGCAACTACACTGTCAACGATTGACGGGGGAACTTATTAATGACCACGATTAAACTAAAGAATGGTTCTGGCGCACCAACGGCTGGGGATCTTGCTCAAGGTGAACCCGCATTAGACTTGACTAACAAGCGCCTTTATACAGAAGACTCAGGC